AATTATTAGCACCATCATTTAGTGTAACCCAATTACTATCAACAATCACACCATCTAAATTTGTTCGTGATATAACACCACCATTTTGAAAATATAAATAATCATCATAAAAAGCAATGAAATAATAAACATTGTTATTACGATTCGTTGACCAATATAAGTTATCCAATAATGAGTTGTTCATTTTGTAAATAGTTCCACTTGAAGATGATAATATATACAAATAATTATTCCTATCCACTGCGATTCCACTAGGTTGACTAACACCCGTTATAAAATTGGAAACATAATCAGTTGTACGATTGGTAAGAGAAATTTTATTAACATACTGATTACCCACGTTATTAGAAACATATAAATATCCATTAAATAATACCAACCCCACAGGATAAAGAACACCTTGTGTACTACCAGCCCAAGTATAATTATAAATCGTTGGATTACTTAAATTCACTTGAACAATACGATTACCTCCATTATTTGCAATATATAAAAATCCATTATAAACAACCATTCCATATGAATCTGAACCACAATTAAACCATGATAGATTGTCATTGCTTTTGTCACTTGTTAAAGATAATTTACTGACAATTCCGTGATTATTCGTTACAAATAAATAATCAATCCCGCTTACATTTGCTACTACAGTTCCAATACAAAAATTTCCTACCGTTGCAAAAGTAGTTTTCGCACCTGCAGTTCCATCCATGTTAATGACAATACTATAGATAATTCCATTGTTATAATCATTTACATACAAGGAATTATTATAAACGGTACAACAAATAGCATTACTGACTTGTACCCAATTGATAGAATTCGTTCCATCTAAATTAATACGCTTTACATATCCTGAACCACGATTCGCAAAAAACACGTAATTTCCATAAAATGTAAAAAATTCAACATCTGCAGTGTAACCACTTGACCATGAAGAAACCGGATTCGACATTTTCTTTGTATAATCCTTTTATTCTGCTATATGATGCATTTTCTTTATCCAAATTTATTCTCATACCCACTACCCCAAAATAATATCAATTTATCCTCATACCAACACCGGCATCGAAATATAAACCAAAAAACAAAAACATACATATCTGTTCTACTTACATTATTATATAACCTCAACCTCAAACTAGAAACAGAATTCAGAAACCCAGAAAACATGGACAAAATATTTATTTTTATCATACTCATTTTAGTATTTCTATTGTCTTGTTTTTTCGTATTCCAATTGTTAAATCAGAGAAATGAAATCAAAACCCAATACATTTTAGATAAAGAAGAACAAAAAAAAAAGAAACTCCAATACGCCATCGAAGGTCTTTCCTTCTTATCCTCCGACAAAACATCAGAATCCAAAAATATTGCCACACAAATCGCAAAACAATACAAACAATTATCCACGTATCAAATGACCACTCAATACAATGATTTCCCTTTGAATAATTTATTTATTTTTTCATCCTGGAATACGGCTTGTTCTGGAAAATACGTAAGTACGGAACAAATTACAAACGTAATTGCATCCGGATGTCGCATGGTTCAATTCACGGTTTCAAATTTCGGTTCGATTCCAACCATTTTTGGCGATTTTTCAGATAACGCGAATCAAGGTGTATTATTAGAGGATGCATTACAAACTTGTATGAATAAATCCTTTACCTATTCCTTAAGTATACCAACAAATACCGGGAATGAAACATTGAATTTGAGCAATTATAACGACCCATTGATAGTCATGATCAGTTTCAAATATTTTACGACTGCAGATTTAACAAAGTACAACGAGACTAAAAATACAAAACCAAATCAATCACTCCCAACCTATGACCTAACTTTTTTCAATAAATGTGCAACCAGTATCAAAACCAATTTTAATAATCGTTTGTATAGAAATACCGAAAAAAGAGCCATGTCTATTGACAAAACCGTCTTAAAATCGCAACTCAATCAAAAAGTGGTGGTTGTCATAGACATTACTGGTTTGAGTAATTCTCAATTAGCCGTTTTTGAAACATCTCGCTTATATAAAAATTATACCAACTTGGTAACAGGTAGTAAAGAAGGCGTCAGCATCTATCCGTTGGCGGATTTAATCACAAAACCCAGGAAAACCGTTAACACCACAGATATTAAAAAAAATTTAGTCTTGGCATTGAATGAAACCACACAAAACCCTTCCCTGATTGATTTTGTAAAGTGTTCTTTTTATCAAAATTGCCAAATGATTCCTCTCCTTTTCTATCACAGTGATTTCATAAATGTAATGCAATATTTCCAACAAAATAATTCCGCTTTTCTTTCACAACAAACCATCAATAATGAAGTTATCAAACCCAATAGCATTCCGGTCATGTTTTAGTACAGTGACCCCGAATCTTATAAAAATTTACAAACATAAATTTTTATATCTCCGTACATAAAAGTTTTCACAAATATCCTCATACCCACCCTGAAACAGAAAAACCTGAAAACCGAAAACCGAAAACTCGAAACCCAAAATATCAATAAGGCAAGGCAATATATTCCCAATCCAGATGTTCGCATAATTTTTCCCAAATTTCATCCATATTTAAGCGTTTTTTAGGATTTTTCATCATGGGAATAAAAGGTAAATATTGGTGTTGTCCCAACAAAACACAAAGTTGATACAAAACATAGGTATAATTGAAAAAATTGGTACGATTTGGTGGACAATATAATGCCCAAGGTTTCTGAATTTCCATAAATAAGACACAGAGGGTATCGTATAATTCTTTTTGCATCTGTGGAGGTTCAATACCAAAAATCGAATTAATTAATTGAATATGTTCGAAATATTGGTTATAGCCCAGGGTTCGTAAAATCTCACGCATTTTATCATAATCGATTTGAGAAATATCTGTAATCCTCTCCTTGCGTATTCTATTGGCAATATTGTTGACAATTTCTTCCGGTATTTTCGTCGTTTCTTTGGCTTGGAATTGAGATAATATTTCCTTGAAATGAATGAGTCGGTCATAAGTAGTATAAGTCACTTCTCCCGGTGCTTCGTTGTTGAAATTTTTCTGTGTATTAACATATTGTAATGTGAAATGCCCACAAACATGGCAATTATAAGTCCCTTCTTCTTCGTTAATCACATATTCCCCTTTTCCGCAATTCTCACACATTTCCGATGTAATCATCGTATCTTGAAGGTTGGGAATTTCATTGCATACATTTTTCCAATATTTGTGCAAATTTCTCTGTTTGATTTCATTGTAAAAGGTTTGATGATTTTCATGCTCGTCTTTCCCGTCTTTATTTCGAGTATTCTTTTCTTCTTCCGATTTAATTTTGAATAATTTATTGAATAATTGTCGGTTTTTGGATTCCACTACGGGTTTGGCATCATTGGATCCAGAATCCGCCTTTCCACCCCCTGAGATTTGTTTTTTATCTTCAAAATATTTGAAAATAAAATCCGCGTTTTCCATAATGTATTTCTTTTTACGGGTTTCCCATTCCTTTATTTTTTCCAAACATTCGTCTGATTTTTCTTTCCATTCATACAAGTATTCTTCTTTGTCGTGATGCCCTAAACTTCCGAATTTTAAATCCCAATCTGGAGCGATTTTCTTGATTTTTCCAATATATTTCTTGTATTCCGAATTCCATTCCGGTATTTTTTCGTCAATTTCACGAAACATGCGCATGGTTTCATTATGTTTTTCATCAATGGATTTAATGGTATGTTCCGGAGGAGGCAAGGGTTTCTTTTTTTTCCTCACTGTCTTGGATGGCAAAGGTATCGGAAGCGGCATGATGTCATTTTTGTTCATTTTCTTCGCCACAGGTTTTGCGATTTTTTATAATTATATTTATTTATCTATTGTCTATTTTTATTTTCACTATTTTTTCGAATGTTTGATACACTATACATATGTCCAGATTTTATATCACTTGAAATTCTCAAAACCCAGGAATCTAATGCCAACAAAACGCCTAAAGTTCCCTCAAACGGAAATTCAAACGCACTTGGACCTTTTTATGCTATCCTTTTTGGACACTTTTTCAATACTGGGTATCAAAAATAGGATACAACTCATTCAACAAATATTCTCATACCCACCCTGATTCTGAAATATGATATAACACAAAAAACCAGGAAAAAAAAAGAGTTTAGTCAAGATACTTTAGGAAAAATGTTTCACTAGAATATATCTTCTTCTTTTTTATTAACAAACTCTCACATCAAAAATGGCTGGTGCCCTTATGCAAATCGTCGCCTATGGCGTCCAAGATCAAGCCCTTACCGGCAACCCTGACATCACCTTCTGGAAAGTCAGTTTCCGCAGACACACTAACTTTGCCATGGAAAGTATTGAACAAACTTTCCAAGGACAAGCCGATTTCGGTCGTCGTGTAACTGCCATCGTTTCAAGAAACGGTGATTTAGCTTACCGCACCTACTTACAGGCCACTCTTCCTGAAATCAACCAAAGTATGAAACCATCAGGAACACCAGGTGTTTATGCACGTTGGTTAGATTATATCGGTGAACAATTAATTTCCACCGTTGAAGTCGAAATTGGAGGTCAAAGAATTGACCGTCAATATGGTGATTTCATGCACATCTGGACTCAATTAACCCAAACCGAGGAACAGAAACGTGGATACTACAAGATGATTGGTCACACCACTCAACTTACCTACATCACCGACCCAAACTTCGCCAACATCAACGGACCTTGTTCCGCCAACGGTGGCCCAGGACAAGTTTGTGCTCCAAGAAACGCTCTTCCAGAAACCACCCTTTACATTCCTCTTCAATTCTGGTTTTGCCAAAACCCTGGATTAGCACTACCACTTATCGCCTTAAAATCTGTAGGGCAGAAAAGCACCCATCCTAAAGCATCCGAGAACTGCTTTGGGGAAAAAATGTTGTGGTCTCGGGATTTATCTATGATGAATCATACCCAGGCGCTAGTCGCTTGTTGCTAAGGCAACAGGTGGCGACAAGACCAAATTGCGGGAAGTTCCTAAAGACGTAAAAATGAAAATGTTTGAATTATATAGAAATCGATTTAAAAATAAAAGTGCAATTAAAGGAAAAATGAAAAAATGTTGTTGTAAATGTAAAACAGAAAAAGAAATTACAGAATTTGGTAAATTAAAAAATAGTCCTGATGGTTTTAGATATGATTGTAATCTCTGCAGAAAAGCTTATCGTGAAATTAATAGAAATCAAATCAATGATAAGTTGAAAAAATATTATTTTGATAATAAAGAAAAATTATTAATTCAAAATAAAAAATACAGAGAAGAAAACATAACTAAAATTAATGAACAAAGAAAGGAATATAGAAATCGTCCTGAAATCAAAGAACATGTAAAATTAAAAAATAGTCAATATCTGCCAATAAAAAAGGAAAAGATAAAATTAAAAAGAAGAACTGACAAAAATTTCCAAATAAGTGAAATCTTACGAAGTAAAATTCATAAAATACTAAAGAATAAATCTACATCTTATCAAAACATATTAGGATGTGATATAGAATTCTTTAAAAAATGGATTGAATTTCGTTTCGATGAAAACATGAATTGGGATAATTTAGGAAGTTATTGGCAAATTGACCATATTTTACCTATAAATAAATTTGATTTCAAAGATGAAAAAAATATAAATATTTGCTTTCATTGGACTAATTTACAACCATTAACAACTTCTGAAAATAGAACAAAAACTGATAAAATACAACTGCATTTTTTTATGAATAATATTGTGAATATAAATCGTTTCAACCATAAATATAAACATTTTTTGGGCTACCAAACTTTAGTGGAAACATTAAAGTGGCTGAGAATAGAACTCAGATATGGTAAAAATGCCCCGTATGTAGAAACCTTGGTTTCTTAAATGGATAATCCGCAGCCAAGCTCCTAACCTCATTATGATAAGAGTATGGAGAAGGTTCAACGACTAAATGGTTTTGGGTCATAGAAGTCTAATCAACTTCCATTATGGCTTAAGATATAGTCTAGTCCCCAGCTATGTTTTCAAACACTGAAAGGTTGTTGTTTGAGAATGCTGATAAATACCTCGAAAGAGGGGGTAAAAGTGGTTCGTACAGTACCACGAAGTCAAATTCAACCTTGATATCCGTCCTTTAGGTGAATGTTTATGGGCTGTTTCCAACTTAAACAATGGAACAGGAAGTAACTTACAAGTAACCTCTGCCTACCAACAATCCCTTGTTGCCGCTTCCCTTTACATCGACTATATCTTCCTTGATACCGATGAGCGCAGAAAGATGGCACAAAACCCTCATGAATACTTAATTGAACAACTTCAATTCACTGGTGATGAATCAGTAGGTTCATCCTCCAACAAAATCAAATTGAACTTCAATCACCCATGTAAAGAACTTATCTGGGTTGTTCAACCTGATACCAACGTTGATTACTGCTCATCCTTCCTTGGAGGCTCCAACCTTTTCAACACCCTTGGTGCTCAGCCATTCAACTACACTGATGCCCTTGATGCCCTTCCAAACGCCATCCATGCATTCTCTGGACCTTCTGAAATTGACGGTGCTAACGAATTCATCAACTCCTCAGGTCTTTTCCAAATGCCTGGTGCCATTGATGCCACTTCAGGTCTTGGTGGACAAACTTGGAACGGAAGTAACTACCTTCCTTTCGAACCTAATCAAGCTCCTGGTAACGGAAATGGTTCCACTGTTTCTGATGCCGGTGCTTTCGTATTAGCCGAAACCGCTCTTGACATGCATTGCTGGGGTGAAAATCCAGTTGTTACTGCCAAGTTACAACTTAACGGACAAGATCGTTTCTCTGAACGTGAAGGTTCTTATTTCGACCAAGTTCAACCTTGGCAACATCATACCCGTGCCCCTGATACCGGCATCAACGTATATTCTTTCGCATTAAAACCTGAGGAACATCAACCATCAGGCCAATGTAACTTCTCCCGTATCGATAACGCCACTTTACAACTTGTCCTTTCCTCCAACACTGTTGCCGGAACTGCCACCGCTAAAGTCCGTGTCTATGCCCGCTCATATAATGTATTACGTGTCATGGCAGGTATGGCAGGAACGGCCTATGCTAACTAATTTTCTCCACGTAAGCTGCCCCTGCCATCCAGGGCACTATATAAATCACGAAAACAAATAAAAATTACAAAAATGATAAAACTCCGAATAAAAATATACAAATCCAAATAAAAATATACAAAAATGATAAAATAAAAAACGCCCATAAAAATTGATTGGTTCTGAAAAAGAATAAATCAATTCACTTAAAATTGAAAAAGTAATATAAAGAAAATACGTTATATAACATATACGTGCGAACAATAATGTCATTAAACAAAACCTTTCATTCAAAAATGTGTTCTGGGTGTAGAAAAGAGGTAGAAATCGAAGACTCCTACCAGCAATGTGAACCTTGTAGAAAAAGAGGGCAAGAAAATCGTGAAAAAACAAGACAAATTTTACTATTACCCGAAAATCGTTGTGCCATGCAAACGTGTAAATTTAAAAAAAGTATTGAAAATAAATATTGTATGAAACATCAATTGCAAATATTTATAGATAATGTAAATGAAATGGATAAAAAATATTGTAATCGGTATACAAGAGGTTGTAGAACTATTCTTGAAAAAGATTATGAATTTTCACGTTGTGAACCATGTCGTATCAAAGAACGAACAGAGGAGAAAGAACGCAGAAATAATAAAAAGGAAATTATCATTTCTACGAAATCTGAATTGGAAAAAATATGCATTGAATGTAACCATAAATATCCAACTGAACAATTTATAGGAATGAATGGTTTAGAAAGAGAACGTTGTTTTTCATGTAGACAAGCGGGAATCATTCAAGATCAAAAGAGAGATAAAGAACATAGGAAAGAAATGTCAAAAATATACGAATCCAAACCTGAAAGAAAAGAAAATCATCAAAATTGGGCAAAAAATAATATGGATAAAAAGACTGAAACTTGGATAAGAAGTCGTGTAAAAAAAAGAAAAGAAAATATCCAAGAATTTTTGAAAAAAAATGCGGAAAGATCTAAAGAATGGCGTGAAAGAAATCCAGAAAAAACCAAAAAATATAATGAAGAACGTTTTACAAGTATTTATAATAGTTTTATAAACTATAAAAGAAACGCAATAGACAAAAATTTAGTAATTGATGAATTATTAACAAATATTGATATTTTTACTGAATTAGTAAAACAACCTTGTTATTATTGTAAAATAATACAAGAAGATAAAGGTTTTAATGGCATAGATAGGAAAAATTGTTACGAAGGATATATTCTTTCAAATTGTGTAAGTTGTTGTCGAATATGTAATTTCATGAAAGGAACTCTTGACCCTATTACCTTTTATAAGAGAATTAGTCACATTATTTCTAATAATAATTGGTTGGATATTTGTGATTATTATCCTGAATCCTTTGACCAAAATAATTCTATGAGCTATTCAGGTTATAAAAGTCGTGCAAAAGCAAAAAATGTATCATTTGAACTTACTAAAGAAATGTTCAATGAAATTATTTATTGTGACTGTTATTTATGTGGAAAACCAAATTCGGATACAAATAAAAATGGAATAGATAGGTATGATAATGAACAAGGATATACTGAAGATAATAGTGCAACTTGTTGTTCAGATTGTAATTTTATGAAAAATAAATTTTCAATGGAACAATTTGTAAATAAATGTCTTGATATTTATACAAATATAGATTTAGACAAAGATAAATATATGGAAGAAAATAAAAATATACCAACTATTTTATGTGCAAAAATAGTTTATCTGAACAAAAAAAACCAAGACGAAAAGAAAGAAACCAGAGAAAAACTCATTTCCGAAACCACGGACAAATACACCGACGATTATATTCAAACCCACGCTCAAAGTCTTGTATTCAATTCTATTTCCAATTCCGAAACAGATAATATCCATGATACCCAAAAACTGTAAAAGCCAACATTAAAGCAAATTCATAAAAATAAGATGGCGTTTCAACCCCGTTATATCCAATTAGAACCAAAACAGGCACAATAATTACCATATGAAATAAACTGATCCAAGGGTTTTTACCCATTTGCAATTTCTTATACATTTCATACCCTTGATAAAAGAAAACAAAAATTCCTAAATAAAACAAAACAGAATACAACCAAACAGGTATTTTATTTTTTTTGATAGCCACATACAAAAGAAGGGTCCCGAAAATAAGAATATGCAACAAATGAATGAGCGCTCGTTTATCCATTATATTATAACCCATTCCCAAACACCGAAAACCTCAATCAAACCAGTTTCCGTTCCATTTTATAAAAAAGTGGGTCCACGTTTTTCGAAACACCACCTCCACATAGAGGAAATTCAACATCCCCATAAATATCCCGCAACAACAACCATTCCATCATCCCCCCTAAATAACAAATAGTATTCCCAAACCCAAGACTGCGCAACAATTTCACTTTTTTCAATACACTCTCATCCCCACTTCCCTGGCCATAAACAACAATCAATACATCGTCCAGTCCAAGCATCATTCCATCTTCCGAATGTTGTGTATTTTCATTCATACCTTCTTCTCCATCTTCCAACATTCCATTAATCACTGTCTCTTCTTCTTCCGAAGTAAGTGTCCCGAAAATTAATGGAATTCCATCTTCCTTTTTCCAATCCAAGACATGATACGAAGGCGTGAATTCTGCACCAATGGTAGTAATCAATAAAATTTTATGAAAATCCATCATAACTCCCTTTCGTATCTTGGATTGCATCGACCGCACCACTAATTGCACATCTTCCATACCAATATTGTATGAATCCACTGCATACTGTTTTTCCCTCTTTTTTCCAAACCAAGATTGTATTAAACTTTTCATTTTCGTTTCCGACGCGTTTCCTTTGGTAATAATAAAAGATAAAACAATATTTATATTTTATTTCTCAAACCAAATCTCAAACCAAATCTCAAACCCAATATACAACTTTGACCTTTCTTTTTCGCAAGTGGGCAACAGAATATTCTCAAACCCGAACCTTAGCAACTCTTCGAGTTCCATGACCATGTTTTTTAACCGCCTTTTTCGCCAAACGTAACGCACGACTATTCTTGGAACACCCCTTCTCTAAAATATGATAATCCACCGCAGCTGCTTTCCCAGAAGTCAAAGCACTGGCTAA